AGGTGTAGAACAACCAGAAGATCTTGGTATTGTATTGAGAGATGTGTTGGACTATAAACCAGAAGAATTTACAAAGATGTCAGATAACTTTCTCAAAAGAAATGGAGAAAGAAATTGTATGATTGATGATACCAAAGAAAAAGCTCATAGTTTTTCTGCTATGGATTATGTAAAGAATGGAAGGCAAGGTAACTATTTGGCCTGTGATAATGAGGGTAAGCCTACTTATAACACACCTAAACAAGTTGGCACTGCTAAAGAAATAAATGGCCATGATATATTAAAGCGAGTGTATTCAGAGGATGGTAAGTCACCAACACTTAACTCAATGGGTGGTGGTAATAGAGAACCTAAAGTTGCTGTTAAAGGTGGTGCTATCAGGGCTAGGTCCAAGGACAGTAAAGGTAAGCATGTTGGTTGGAAAGAAACTAAACCAAAGCAAGTGCTTGAGATTAGAAAAGATGATAAAAGTAATTCATTAACATCAGTTACAAAAGATAGTGTCGCTGTAAGTAAGATTAGAAATAAATCTAAAACAGTTAGATCTGGCGGCAGGCTATCTTATGACAGGCATGAGTGGGATAGTGTTGATGAATTACATTGGCGTAAGCTTACACCATTGGAATGCGAAAGACTACAGACATTTCCAGATAACTATAGTGAGGGAGTATCAAATACACAGAGATACAAGATGCTTGGTAATGGATTTACTGTAAGAGTTATTGAACATATACTAAAGAACATGGAGATCTAAATGAAAAAATGGAAAGAAGAACTTATACTATTTGTAGTGGTAGCACTGTCGCTGACACTAGCAATAACCATATTATTAATAACATATATAGGAGGTTAGCATGAGTATGGAAACTAAACATAGAGTATCAGGAACGGATAGTGATCTGACTGTTGAGGAATATACCTACATGATTAAGCAACGAAAAGATAATATTCGTAAGAGTGTGGCTAAAAGAAAAGTACACATCACACTACCAACATACAAATTTATGGATAAGTAAAAAAGTAAATGTCAAGATTGTTTTTACATTTATTTTAAGTATAAATGTATCTTACATCCTTATCTAGACTAGTGGCAATTGAGAAAAACTTAGTTGCCACTTTTTTATGGAGGGGTATATGAGTAATGATTGAAAGCATATAGCGATTAACATAATCTTTGTATTCTATTGTAGCTACTTGAATACCCAAGGGTACGAAGCACCTATTCAGCTTGTTCACAGCAAGGTTAAGAGGCTTAGAAATATAAGTCAGAAGACTTCTGAGGTGGACAGTTTTTTAACTATGGAGGAAACATATGAATGATATATTAGATGCACTAAGAGATCAGTACAGATCACTTGAAGCTATCAATAGAAAGATAGTGAGAAGTGATATATCTGATAAAGACCTGGTGGATGTATGTCTACACATCGATAAGGCTCAACACCAAATATCACTAGCTAATATGAAAATTACAGATTGTAGTTGACAGATCTAAAATCGTGGATATAACTGTGTCCAACAGGGTTGGCAGGGTAATACCCACTAACCTGTAACTATATATATAGGAGAAAGAAATGGTTGGCAGAAAGAAAACCAAAGGCTATGCAAGGTGGTATGGCTAGAAAAAAAACTAAGGGTATGAAGAAGGGCGGCATGAGAAAGAAAAAATAAGTAATGTCTTATTTAATATCTAATGTTCCTTATGGACTTAAAGTTTGGGTAAGGAAAGAATTTACAAACAATCATCAAAATTATCATGGTGAATTTTTACATGCACTAGTAATAGCAGTGAACACTATGCCTGATAGATCACTATCTTTCCAGGTGGTATTCACAGGATGTGAAATAGATCTTGATGAAGATGAAGACTTACCTAACATCCATGGTGGTGCTATGTGGGCAAGGCTGCCTATACAAGCATTGGTTATGGATATCCCTTTAGATGAGTGGCCTGATAGAATGGAAGATCATATCTGTCAGCCGTGGGATTGTATGTCTAGACACCATGAACTGATCATCATGGATAGATTATCATCATCCCCTTGGATTGCTAAAATAGATAATGAATTTTATCAGGCTCGCTACATATTTACAATTGACTATACGCAACATTCCATAGCAGATAGTCCTGATCAACACAAACAAAGCCATGTGCTATATCTTACTGAAGGTAAGTGGACAGGTAATATAGTTGCCTTACCTAACAATAGAGTGAGAGCAACAAGTCCTGCACTATGGCGAACAGGAGAGGGTGCACCTGACTTTGCACCTAGTCAATGGACTCATAGCAGCGAGGGACACGAAAGCTATACAGATCCTGAGATAACATTTAATAATTTATATAACGATGGTTTAAAAAATAAATAACTAAGGCCTAAACAGAATGGCATTGAACAGAACAAAACAATTACAAAAGATAAAAGATTTAAATTTAGAAGAAGATACTCATAGAAGAATTGATTGTCTATTTTGTGGTAAAAACAGAACCCTCTCGGTAACTAAGCGTGAGGGTTTTTTATTGTGGCATTGTTTTTCTGCAAGCTGCGATGCTAGAGGTAGTACTGAAGAGGCACTGAGTGTTGAACAAATTAAAGATATATTGTCAAATACATTTGACAACCAGGTGGATAAACCTAGCTTTCACTTTCCAGAATACTTTGTGGAAGCTGCACGATCACAAGATGCATTAAAGTATTTAGAAAAATTTAATTGTATGAAAGCATATGAAAGACATAAGAGTAGATTCTATTATGATGTGACAACACATCGATTAGTCTTCACTACTTTATATGATGGTGAGGTAGTTGGTGCAGTTGGCAGAGCATTGAACCCAAGTCAACAACCTAAGTGGTGGAGATATGATGATGCAGGATATCCATTTGTTATAGGCAGCAGTGATACAGCAGTGATAGTTGAGGATGCTACATCTGCAACCAATGTCTCATCTTTCTGCACAGGCATAGCACTTCTAGGGACAACCTTATTAGATAGTCATGTAGAAGTTATCAAGAAATATAAAGAAGTTATTGTAGCATTAGATCCTGATGCGACACTAAAATCATTTGATATACAAAAGGTCTTGTCATTGTATACGAACAGTCGTATAGCAATAATTAAAGATGATTTAAAATACTTCAAAGAGGATGAAGCAAAGAAACAATTAAACATACAGTGAGGAAAACAGATGGATGTATACAGAGAATTACTAAAGAAGATAGCAACAGATCGTAGCTTCGCTAGAGAAGTTAGAGATGTATCAGATAATGTATTTTTAAATGGTACGAAGAATGTAAAGGATGCAATCTATGCAGCCTATGATGAATACGAAAGAGATCTTAGTCTTACTGAAGTTGCTAAACATTACCTATCATCTAACCCACACTTATCGTCAGCTAAAGTTGCCCAGGTCCAAGCCGTGTTTGATAACATGTCTAAGGTTGAGGACATAGGTGTTGATGTAGCTAGAGATATTGTTCGTAAACTTTCTATACAACAAGGTGCAAGAGAAGTAGCTGAAGAAGCAGTCAAGGTGGTAAGTGGTGATCACTATGATCCTTACCCTATCATAAACAAACTAGAAGACTTAAAGAATATACATGCAGCCACACACACAGGTGATGAAAGAGTCCTTGATTTAGATATTGATTCCTTATTAGAGGGTATGGATGAAGAGTATCATTATACCTTTAACCTTCCTTCCTTAAATAAATTAGTTCCTGGTATGCAGAAGGGTATGCTCTGTATCTTTGGAGCAAGGCCTAATGTAGGTAAGTCTATGTTCTGGCATTACTCAGTTGCAGGTGCAGGTGGTTTCTTAGACCAAGGTGCTAAAGTATTATGTATCACGAATGAAGAACTAGCTAGAAGACATACCTATAGAATGATGTCTGCCGCTACACAAATATCTACACGCAATCTCTCTAAATATCCTGACGAATTAAAAACACGATGGTCCAAGATACAAGACAATCTACTTGTACTTGATGGAGATCAGATGACACTAGGTGAAATCGAGATGAAGATTGAAACGGAAAAACCTGATATTATATGTGTTGATATACTAGATAAAGTCCCTCTCTCTGGCTCATTTGCACGAGAAGATTTAAGACTTACAGAATTATATGGTCAAGCCAGGTCAATAGCTAAGAGATATAACTGTGTGTTCATGGGCTTTAATCAATTGTCTGCTGATGCAGAAGGCCGTACAAGTTTAGATTATGGTATGATGTCAGGCTCAAAGACAGGTAAGGCAGGTGAAGCTGATCTTATTATACTTATAGGTAAAGAGAATGTAGAAGAAGGAGATACCAATATGCGATGGATTAATATAGTTAAGAATAAAATCAATGGTACACATTATAGATTTGCTTGTGTTGCAGATTCAGATACAGCGTGCTTTAGAGATTAGCATGGGAGTATACGGAACAATGACTTTTGAGAAACCTTTATCAGCGTATACTAATAAAGAGCTGCTAGAGTATCTTGGTATAACTGCTACGGAGGATGAGGTGTTTAGGAATTATAACTTTACTGAAGAAGAAAGAAGAGAACACTTACTTAATCAAGCAGAAGAATTTACTAGTAAACATATTCAACATCATTAGGAGGAAACAATGGCAGATGAATATTTAGAAGATCTTAAAACAAAAATTACAGATGGTGATGCACTAATGAAGCATCTAGTAAGCAAAACATTAAGACTTGCTTTACTATTGGGTGATAGACTTATTGATGCACAAGATTATTGCAGCCAAAATAATATTAAGTGGGGTAAGTGGGTAGCAGATGAGTTACCATTTAGCCGACAGATGGCACATAACTATAGAAAGATAGCTATGGCAAAGCCTATTGTAGAACAATGGATTGCAACAGGTGAAGTGAAATCCATATCAGAAGCATTAAAACGATTACGCAAATCAAAAGATGCAAAGAAAATTATAAAAGATAATGAAACAGAATTTAGCCTA